AGGACCACGACCACAAGACGCTGGTGCTTGACAGCATCACGCAGCTTGCGACCATGATCGAAAGCGAAATCGTCGCTGCCGATCCGAAGGCCAAGTCGATCAATCAGGCTGGCGGCGGCTATGGTGCCGGATACAGCACCGCAGCAGAAAAGCATCGTCAGGTTCGTGAATGGGCCGGTCAGCTTGCCTATGACAAAGGCATGAATATCGTCTTCATCGGCCACGCCGACACTGAGACGATGGATCTGCCCGACATGGATAGTTACAATCGCTATTCGGTGCGGCTGCACAAGAAGTCGATATCCCACTACACCGACAACGTGGATGCAGTCTGCATGATCAGGCTGGTGACGCACACACGCGGCGACGGCGACAAGAAGCGCGCCATCAGCACCGGCGAACGCGAAGTCATCTGCCACCCGCAGGCGGCCAGCGTGACCAAGAACCGTTTTTCGATTGATGCGCCACTGCGCTTCACCTTCGACGGCGGCAACCCTTTTGACAATTTTGTAGCGAAATAAGGAGAACACGACATGGATCTTTCAGGATTTGACGCAAACACCGTTGAGCCATCCGCACCATACGAACCCATTGCGGCGGGCTGGTATAAGGCTGTCTTCACTTCATCCGAAGAAAAGCCGACCAAGGCAATGACGGGCAGCTACTTGCAGCTTGGCGTTGAGGTCATCGAGGGGCAGCATCAGGGGCGCAAGCTGATTGAGCGGCTCAACCTCAAGAACCCTAACCCGACAGCCGTAGAGATTGCGCAGCGCACCCTTTCCAGCATCTGCCACGCGGTGGGTGTAATGACGCCCAAAAGCGGCGCGGATTTCCACGACAAGCCTTTCATGGTGAAGGTTGCGGTAAAGCCCGGTGATGGCGCTTACGGCCCGTCGAACGAAATTAAAGAGTATGCGGCTGTCGGGTCTGCGCCATTGGCGTCGGTGGCAGCGTCTGAAGCACCAGCACCAGCTGCGGCAGCAACGCCGCCTTGGAAGCGCTAAGTCTTTTCCACCTTGGCCCTTGCGGGGGCCAAGTCATGAAAAGAAGGAAACGACAATGAACCTAGAACAACACACCACCCCCGAAACCATCAAGCGCATATTTGATCATTACAAGGCCAAGCGCAAAAACGACCACCGCCCGCACCTCGGCGGATCACAGATCGGTCGGGATTGCTCGCGCGCGCTTTGGTATCAATTTCGCTGGGCTTGGACACCGCATTTTGAGGGGCGGATGCTGCGCCTGTTCGAGACGGGCGACCGGGAAGAAGATCGCGTCGTAAAGAACCTGCGCGATGTGGGCGTGACCATCTGGGACCGGGATCCGGATACCGGCAAGCAGGTGCGCTTTGACGCCTGCGGTGGACACTTTGCATTGAGCTTGGATGGCGTCGGCGAGGGCTTTGCGGAAAGCAAAGAACCCCACACGCTTGAGTTCAAGACGATGAATACCAAGTCATTCAAGGCGCTTTCTGCCAAGGGTCTTGAAGCGGTGAACCCGACATATTGGTCGCAGTGCCAAGTCGGGATGCACCTGTCCGGCCTAAAGCGCTGCTATTTCTTCGCTGTGTGTAAGGAGACCGACGCAATTTACGGCGAGCGCATCAAGTATGACGCCGCGCTTTCGATGAAGCTGATCGCCAAGGCCGACAGCATTGTGTTTTCAGACTTGCCGCCGGACCGCATTGCGTCGGACCCATCGTCCTTTGCCTGCAAGTTCTGCCCCTATTGGGCTGTCTGCTGGGGCTGCAAGATACCTGAGCCGAGCTGCCGGACGTGCGCGCATGTCACGCCAGAGCGCGACGGCACATGGTCGTGCGGAAAAGGCTGGGAGGCCGACGGGCTTTGCGATGATCACATTTACATCCCGCAGATCATGCCGCGCGGGTGGGAAATCATCGACGCCTCGCCGGACCGCGTTGAATACCACGACGAAGAAGGCGAAGTCGTTGTAAACCACAAGAACAGCGAAGAATTGTTCGATGGGAGAATGAAATGACCTTCCAACTCCGAGACTATCAAAAAGCCGCCGTTGACGGCCTCTATCAATACTGGGCCGATGGGCGGGGTGAAAACCCGCTGATTGTGGCACCGACCGGGGCAGGCAAGACGGCAATCATCGCGCAGATCGTGAAGGACGCCATGTTTTTTCCCGGCACCCGCGTCCTTGTCCTGTCGCATGTGAAGGAATTATTGGAGCAAGGCGCGGAGGGATTGCTGCGCATGTATCCAGAGGCCGATTTGGGCTTCTACAGCGCGTCCATCGGCCAGAAGCGGCTTGACAAGCCAATCACCTTTGCAGGCATACAGAGCGTCTATCAGCGGGCCTATCAAATGATTCCAGCGCCTGACTTGGTGTTGATCGACGAAGCGCACATGGTGCCGAAGAACAGTGAGACACGCTATGGCAAGTTTTTGAAGGATCTGAAGATCTGCAATCCGGACGTGAAGGTCGTCGGGTTGACGGCCACGCCTTACCGGCTGGACAGCGGCAGGCTGCATGAGGGCAAGGGCGCAATCTTTGACGGCGTTGCCTATGACATCCCCGTCGGCATGTTGATGGACCAAGGATATCTGTCGCCGGTCATATCAAAGGGCGGCCTGAAGCAGATCGACCTGAGCAACGTAAAAAAGCGCGGCGGGGAGTTCAACGAGAGCGACTTGGCAATGGCGGCGTCTGACCCTGAGCTGGTCGCGGCGACAGTTGCCGAAATCATTGCGCTCGGCCAAGACCGCAAAAGCTGGTTGCTGTTCGCATCGGGCGTTGATCACGCGCGGATGCTGGCCGATGGCATCGAGGCTGAAGGATACAGTTGCGAAGTTGTGACGGGCGAAGATACCCAAGCTGATCGAGCGTCACGCATTGCGCGGTTCAAGGCCGGACAGATTCGCTGCTTGGTCAACTGCAATGTTCTCACGACGGGCTTTGACGCGCCAAACGTGGATCTTGTCGCGCTGGTGCGGGCCACGCTGTCGACCGGCCTATACATCCAGATGGTTGGGCGCGGCACGCGCTTGTGTGAAGGCAAAGAAAACTGCCTGATCCTCGACTATGGCGAGAACGTGGCGCGCCATGGGTTTATCGACGCGGTGAAGCCCAAGAAGCAAGGCGGATCTGGCGACGGCGAAGCACCGGCCAAGCAATGTCCAGAATGCCAGGAGATGCTGCCGACGGCCACGCGATATTGCCCGACTTGCAGCCACGAATTTCCTGCGCCTGAATTGAACCACGCGCCGAAATCCTACGGCGGGGCGATGATGAGCAATCAAGTCGTTGCGGAATGGCTTGACGTTGAAGATGTGACTTATGAGCGCTGGAAAGGCAAAGAGGGTAAGCCGGATACGCTGAAAGTGACTTATTACCACGACATGACCAGCCGAACATCTGAATGGCTTTGTCCGGATCACGGCGGCTATGCTGCGAGCCGGTACACGTCGCGCCTTCCGGCCTTGGGCGGGTCAGCCCTCAACCTTGCCGACGCGCTGAAAGAATGCCAGTATTGGGTGAAGCCAAGCCGGATCAAGGTGATGCCGGAAGGCAAGTATCAAAAGATCGTCCAGCTTGATTACGATCAACCGAAAGTAGATCATGCCGCGCAAGCACAAACGCAAAAGCTCGCATACAATCTCCGCGAAATGTTCGACCTCGACGACATCCCCTTCTGAGCATTCGGAGCAGGTGGGTTTTGTAAATTGGTTCCGCGCAAAGTTTCCGGACGTGCTGATTTATGCAATCCCGAATGGTGGATACCGCGCGATCAGCACGGCCAAAGCATTGCGGGCGGAGGGCGTGGTGCGCGGTATTCCAGATCTGCACATCCCGGCGTGGCGGGTGTGGGTCGAAATGAAGCGGGTGAAGGGCGGCAGGCTGTCACCAGAACAAAAGGAAATGATCGCCTACCTTGAGGGGGTAGGCGATTCAGTAATCGTTGGCAAAGGCGCGGCGGATGCTAGCGCGCAAGTGCTTTCAGCTTTTCAACAGCTGCGGCAGTGATGAATTGAGTGAGCGATAAGCCTGACGCTTGAGCTGCCTTCACAATTTCGTTGTGCAGTTCGTCGTCGATACGGCAGTGGATGACTTTGTTTTTCACGGTTTTTCCAATCTTGGTTGAGTCTGCAACAACTTACACCGCAACACGTCACACATCAAGCATAACGCAAAGACAAAAAAACCCGCCCAGTGATGAGCTGGGCGGGGTAGTTTGGGAGAAAGGAAACAATGACACCCACAACATACGATATGAATTTTTGATGCGCAAGGGCTGCATTTGTGTTGCACTACCTTTGACGCGCGCGTATGCTTTGATGGGAAATGAAAAGGAGACACCACATGACTGACGCACGAATCGAAGCCGCGACGAAAGAAGAATGGGCCGAGCGATGCTTTTGGGCAGAGGCTCAACGTGACGCCCTTGAAGCCAGCAACAAGGCTCTGGTGGAAGCGTTGAGATTGGCTGACGCAGCATTATCAGGCGCTAATATGAACATTGCGGTTGTGGAGCGTAAGGTTAGCGCCGCCCTAGCCGCAGCAAAGGAGACGACATGACCCATCTCAGCGAATACCGCCACACCGCCGACCAGAAGACGCAGATAGCCGAATGCGCTGCGTTCTTCACGGCAAATTCTGGAATGGCCCACGCCAAGGCGGTGACGATCTTGAAATCCAAGGGCTATGCCATTCAGGCAATCAACGCAGCAAAGGAGACACCATGACTATCCAGAGAGGCATGTGGGCCACGCACAAAAGCGTCATCCCGATCCAAGACATGATCGACGAACACTTGCTGAACGCATACAAGACTTGCGTTCGGCACAGAAACTACGACAAGTCGGAGGAACTTATGAAAGAAATTGAACACCGCAACATTGACGGGAGATTGATTTGACAAAGCGCACCGAAATTCTGACCGAGGCCGACAATTTAACCCACGGCGACCGGCTGAAAGACTACGGCACGCCGCGAGAAAGCTTTGGCGTCATTGCTAAAATGTGGTCTGCATATCTTGGGTACGAAGTATCGCCGGCGGATGTTTGTCACCTTATGTCGCTGCTAAAAATCGCTCGGCTGCGAAACGGTCCACATATGGACAGCAGCGTTGACACCTGCGGATACATGGCTCTGGGCGGCGAATTGGGGGAGTGAAATTTCACGCATCCTGACAGCCTGCGTCTATCGCGTCGATCAGCGCCGCGCCGGTCCGCTGCGATAGCGGGCCGCCATCCGTGTATAAAGCCGCCGCATGATCCGTGCGTAAGGCAGCCGAGCCATCACAGATCGCCGTTCCGCTTGTACTTACCGCGCTCATGCAGCCAGCGCTGAACGTCAGCGTCAGAAAGGCTAGCGGCAGCATCCATGCGCTTGCGCGCTTCGATGTATTCGTTGTGGTCCTGTAATTCATTGGCATCATTCGCGTCCTTTCGACCTTTGGTGTAGAGAAACGCCGCCACAAGCCCAACGAGCGCCGCCACGATGCCAGAGAGGTAAGCCCTCACGTGGTCCAGCCCTTGCGGATTGCGATGGCGTAGGCACCCTCTACAGCGGCCCCCACAACAGCGCCAACCATCAAAGCAAGATCCGGCTCGATCATCGCGGCGTCGGGGGCGGCGAACATGCCATAGGTCACAAGCGCGCTTGCGATGTAGCGCGCAATAATTCGGGATACTGGGCCGATCATGGCTTTTTCCACTTCGCAAAGATTCGAGCCAGCGCGTCCCATATTGTTGGCTTTGGCTTGGGCGATCGCATTGCGTTCAGCTTTAACCGCACCTTTACTCGCAAAAGATCACCAACCGCCGCTGGATGACCCGGCTGCGTCATGCCTGGCAACCATGTCACGTCCCACTTGCCGCGCTGCTTGACCTTGAGCGTGCCTTCAACTTCGGCATGTGTCAAAACCGTATGGGGGAATACTTCGATGCCGTACCGGATACACAAGTCGGCGACAAGATTCACCATCTCGTCAATCTGGATCTTGGTGATCGGGTATTTGCCAGCGATGAAGGGCCGTTCTGTGGCCCCGTGCATCGCAGCAAACGACACGCCAATCGAACCGGTGTTCAAGCTGCGCGTGTGGGGGGCGTAGTCCGTCGCCGTGCTTTCGTTGTCTTCGGGCTTGTATCGGCCATCCACGACGTTGCCGTTACCTTCGACGATGAAATGATAGTGATGCTTGTCTAGCGCGCTGGCGGTGTTGGTTCCGGCAGTCCAGTGAATGATGATTCGTTTCATTTTTCCCCCCTTGTCATGATGCTATCAATTCGTCCGTTGATAGTCTGCAACATTTGGAGGATCTGATCAAGCTGGGCCGCCGTGGCCTCGCGCTCCTCTTTTCGCGCCACATCTCGGGCCATGGCCTCGGCCCGCAGGACCGCAATGTCGGTAGCGTGCAGGCTTTGCGTCTTGTGCAGCATCCACAGCCAAACGACAGCCGGGACGATCAGATATTGCATCACCGCATCGACAAGGGGCAGCGTCTCATCCATTTTGTAAAATCCTTACGGCTCTTGAGGAAATTCATCAGCCCAAGGCTGCAAAGCTATAAATGCGTCAATCTTTTGAATGCCGCTGTCGTAAATGTACTGACGAGAAACGTCCTCTTTGGCCAGCGCGATGTGGTTGCGCTTTTGATACCAGCGGTGGGTCGGGATGTTTAGCTCGTCAGCCATGTTTAGTTGCCCTCAACTCTGAACTTGGAAAAGTCCCCGTCCATGATCTTCTTCTTGCAATACGCCGCGAACTCAGCCGTGCCAATCGCCGCGCCGCACTCACGCGACCAACCTTCGGCAGTCACCATGTCAATGCGGCCAACCAGCCGGTTAAACCGGCCAATGCCGCTCTGATCGTTCAGCAGATCCGCCTCAGCCTTGTTCTGGTCAAAGAGGCTCTCAAGGTTCCCCATTGACCGCTGAACATGCAGCTTGCCGTCTTCCTCGATCATGCGCTCCATCACGCCGTTATCAGTCAGACGCCAATTCATTATTCTTCGTCCTTCTTCGGACGGCCCTTTTTGATTTCGGCCAGGCCATTCTCAACAAGGTGTTCGCCAAGCGCGTTGTCAACTTCGCCTTCCCAGCCGTCGGGGCGGGGGCTTCCGTCAATCCACGGTCCACGATTTCCTAAAATCTTGATCTTCATGCTTCTCTCCGTTCGGTAGAAAAGGGGGCCGGAAACCAGCCCCCTCTTGTTAGATTACAGTGCGGGGTTGATGTCCGCAATGATGCCGTGCGCGGCTTCTGTATCAACCTGAAGGCCGTACTCTACGGAGATCAGGTTGCGGTCAGAGTGACCGGTGCGGGCGAGGGGCTTCTGCTTGGTGTTTTGCAGATAGGCCACGCGCGCCATCGAGGGGTCAAGAACGAACACATCGCGCGAACGGATAAAGCGCGATGGCACGATCTGGACGTCGCCAAAGTCAGACACATAAACGTCGATCGAAGCCACGATCTTCTGGTCGGAAATATCGCGGTAACGAGTCGCCGAGCCAGTGAAGGTGGACGAGATCTTCTGCTTTACGCCAGAGCCACACAGAACGACAGACGGTTCGGCACCGGCATCCCAGCAGGATGCGATGACGCCTTTCAGCATGTCCTCTGTCAGCGCCCGCAGCGTGCCGTCAGTCGCGGCGGCGTTGGGGAAGCCCTCAGTCGTGCCGGACAGCGTACCGTTCGCGCCGCCAGAGCCTCGGCTGGTGTTCGACGTCAGGAAGGCAGAAAGCGACGCGGTTTCGCGCGCCGTGCCGGATGCGCCTGCAACCGCAGCGTTGTTGTGTCCAACAAGCATCTGCTCCATGTCGCGCTTCAGCTCTTTCAGCTTGTAGGCGATCTGCTTGGCAACGGTCTGGACGTCGCCCGCACCGTTTACGCTGTCGGCAGTGTCAGACACTTCGACGACTTTGTCAGAACTCTGTGTGTAGTTTGC